GAGAAAGTTTTTTTCTTGTACTCACCTAAAGCTGTCTCAGAATCTATTCTGTATAAATTTTTATTCTCATCAATGTGTTTTAAAAAATTTTCAAAGGTTATTACTTTAGGAAGTCCTTTGCTATCCATAACATTAGTGTCTATTAATTTTATATCAAAAGTACTTTTTACATCTGTGCCTCGCGTTTGAGCAGAGTCAGCAAATTCTATGTGAGCGTTTTCTAGTTTAGGGCCGGCTCTGTTAACTAAATAATTTTGATGAGCTTGTGCAACACCTATTAAATCTCTCCAAAAAAGTTTTTTAGCAGCTTCGTCAAGACCCATTTTATCAAGCCTACCTATGTCATACGGAAACTGTCTTGGCTTTTGTGTTTTCTTTAATTTTTGTCTATTTCTAAAATTACGTAATTCTCTTATCTCTTCTTCTGTTTTACCCTTTTCAATATTTCTTGAAGTAAAAACCATTTTTCTAATTTCATCTATAGATTTTCCTTCCACATCAAGATTCATTCTCTCAGCTTCAGATCTTAAGAACTCATCAGTAAAAGCTTTTTTACCTGAAGCGTCAGGTTTAAGTGGTAGACCTTCTTTTAATTGTTTTGCTTGAGCTTTTTTTAAATCAAACTTAGAAGGTAGATCTGCACGAATTAATCTTAAATTAAGATTGTCCTCTGTAAACTCTCCACCTTTCATAGTTTTAAAACCTTTATTATTTAAGAACTTTGCAAACTCTTTAACACTGCCTGTTTCAAATTCTTTTACTCCAGGTTTGAAAAGATTATATTGTTTTTTAAATTCCTCTGCATTTAAAAAATTTATATCAGTTAATTTTTTTGCTGTAGCTTCTTTTGCTAAAACTGCTTTAGTTTTTCTTTTAGGCAATTTATCTAAATCAGGTCGTAACGCTCTAATTATATCTCCAGCTGTGTCTGTGCTAATTCCGAATTGTTTTGCTAAATCTTTTTTATAACCTTTGTATGTCTCTGTTGGATTATATGTTTCTAAAAATTTTCTAAAGCCATCTGTGTCTCCGCCCTTTTTTAAATCTGTTCTCTCTACTATTTCTTCAGAGCCATATGAGGGTGGAAAGTCTTCACCTTTCTCAATTAAATCTAAATAAAATTTTTTTCTGTCTTGTATGTAACCAAGTGCATCTTTAGAATCTACACCCGCTTCCATAGCTTTTTCATATTCTTGATTTAATCTATCAACTACAATTTCTTTTTTTGAGGGAAAACCAGGTAAGTCAACGGACTGAGTTCCAAAATATGTTTGTACGTATAGGTCTGCTACTTTTTTAAAATTTTCAAATGTGTACGGTTTTGGTGGTGGGGCTTCTACGTCTGTACCATTGGCCAAAGGTAATCGTGGACTCTTAAGATATGAAAGAGCTTGTTTGTATTTTCCAAGCTCCATTATTAAACTCCCAATATACCAGCTAATCCACCGCTTTGATTTGGTTCTCTACCCTCGGGGTCAAACTTAGTTAAATCTTCAATCTGTCCTTTTTCCTCAACGTTCAAACCTTCTCTTGGTTTACTAAATCTTTCAAGAATTCCTGTTTCATCCAACACCTTTGTTAGTTGAGGTGCACTTCCCACCTGTGATAATTCATCTGTAATATTATCTAAAGCAAACAAAACTTCGTCACCAAAGACTTGTCTAGCCATTTGTATTGGGTCTTGTCTTCCAATTCTAAAACCAAAACCTGCTTGTGATAGAACTTCTCTAGCTGCTGCTCTAACAAGAGCTTCTTGCGCTCTACTTGGAAAACCTAAGAACTCTCTTTCTTCATCTGATTTTATAAAAGTCTCTAAATTTTTCTCACCTATCTCTTCACCTTTTAATACGTTCTTGCTTTGCATTTCAGGAAAAGTTTCGTCTAACATCTTTTCAAATTCCTCTTTCGCTTGAGGTCTTTCTTTTTTTAATTCTACAACGTCATCATCTTTCTTTTTAAAAGGCACGACCTCTGCTTTTTTCTTCTCTGCTTTTTTAGGATAATTTTTAAATCCAAAAAAATCTCCTATTTCACTTTTGCTCTTGGGGCCTGGAGCTTTGAATCTATTATAAATGTCGTCTATCTGTCTTTTTAACAATTCAGACATCTCACCAAACTCACGTTGAGCTGCTTTATAAATATCTTCTTTTTTTACACCTTGTTTAGAAAGATTTCTAACCGCCTGTAAAAATTTTAACATTGGTCCCATTAATAATATATCCTCTGTTTTTGTGGCACAATTTTGTCATCCTGGTAATCTTCAGGGTGTTCAATCAAACCACCTTGTCTAAATCTCATTACCGCTTGGGTCATGGAATCTACTAAGTCATCGTGATCACCATAAGGAAAAGCTGCGCATTCCTCAATGACTTCCTGTGCAAACTCCATTTCTTTGGGCGCCCATATTCTCCCCGATTCAAACAGCGGAGAAACTGCGTTTACCCTAGTGTGCTTGTCGTTGCCTTTACTGGGTGTAAAATTTATAACAGGAATTCCCATTTTACGCAACTCATAAGTTAAAGGCAGACCTGAGGCTTTACTCTCAACTATTACAGTTTCAGGATTCCAGTAGCCATATTGCTCTAAAGCTATTCTACGTAACTCAGGAAACTCATACCTACCCTTCAAAGAATCTACTAATATTAGATTAGGAGGGTCATCTTCACTAGGACGAAAAACTCCCCATGTGGTTATGGCAGAGTAATCTGCTGTTTGTTTTTTCATAAAAGCAGTATCATAAGATTGTATAACATGTTCTAAAGCAGGTAGTTCTTCATCCTCCCAATCTTTCCACCATTCTCTTTTAATAAGAGCACCCTCCTCTGACGTAGGATTCTGCATGTATTGGGCGTTCCATTTTGATAAAGGTATGGAAGCTCTTACAGATTCTAGATCTTCTAGTTTCCAATACTCAGGCCACACAGGGTTTCCTGATGGCATGATGGCAGGAAACTCTATTATCTCCCACTGATCTGCTTTAACTTCTTTTTGTGCGCTAAGTAGTCTGCCTGTTAAATCTTTTTCGTTCCAACGAGTCATGATTACAATTATAGATCCGCCAGGTTGTAAACGTTGTCTTGGCCCTGATGTATACCACTCGTAAGTTCTATCCAAGGCTTGTGCATTCATTGCATCTTGTTCAGAGTGTGGGTCATCAATAATTAAAAGATCCGCACCTCTTCCTGTAATTGCAGATCCCACACCCGCTGCGTAATACTCACCGCCTTGTTCTGTCTCCCATTTACCCGCAGCCTGAGAGTCTTCTCTTAATTTTGTTTTAAAAACTTTTTGATACTCAACAGAATCAATTAATGCTTTTGCCTTACGACCAAATCTTACAGAGAGTTCTGTTGTATTAGTTGATTGAATAATTTTTAGTTTAGGATTTCTGCCTACCATCCAAGCTGGCAGAAGATAAGATCCAAACTCAGATTTAGTATGCCTTGGTGGCATATTAATAATTAATCTTTTAATTTCACCACTGGCTAGTTTATTAAACTTATCTGCTATACGTTTGTGGTGTGAGCCTTCTATAAAATCTGGCCACACATGTTTTACAAAAGATAAGAAGTCGTCTTGTATTGACTTTTGTTTTTTCTTCTCACCGTATTGATTAGCTAATAAAACAAACTGTCTTCTTACGTCTGCAGGTAGTTTATCTAGGTTCTGTATAAATTTTTCATTCATAAAAATTTTTTTGCAAAATTTTTTCAGGTCAATTTTGAAACCTTAAAAAGTATTTTACGCTTATAAATTTAAAAAACAAGGCATAAACTGTTAGCTCTGGGACCCCTTTGTCTGTATATAAAAAAAACTTTTTTGTAACTTTTAAAAAATGAGATTTGGTCTGGGACCACTATGGAAAACCTAGGCCCGTTAGGGCCTAGGGTCGAAAGGTTAGTCTAACAGAGTCATGTATGCTGAAGCGTTTAGTTTAGCAAATTGAGTAAGACCTTTTTGCATTGTTTTATAATCTTCTTGTAGTTCTGCATACTTAACAGAGTCGTAAACTTGTGCCTCTTGTTCTGTAAGTTTAACACACTCACCGCTATAGGGATTACATCTAGTTATATTTCTTTTTTTCATAGGATTATCCTACACTAGCTTGGTCCT